CTCTATGATTACGCTGGAGCTGTCTCGCAATGCTGTACTTTTGCTGCCCTGGCGGACGTGCGGAGGATCAGCGTCTGACTATCATCGCGGGGTGGACGGGTCCCCTACCCCCCGGATCCTTGTCTGACTCCCCCGCCCCCTATTGACACTGCAGAACTCTAAAAAATTTTTGGAAAAATGAAAGCCCTTTTCCTCACCCCGCCACTGGAGAGGAGCGGTTAGACCGTTCCGTGCGCGGGAGCCCCCCAAAGAGGGGCTCTTCAGCAGAGCGGAAAACGCGCCATTTCTTAATGGTTCACGTGGTTGAACCAGCTGAGGAAATTTTCTCCTCCTAAGTCCTTTCTTTTCAATGTCTTTCTCCCTGGTTCACTCGTTTGAACCAGTATGAACCACCCTTTGGGTTCATCTGGGTGGTGCACTTCTTGGTATAAGGCGGAATGAACCACCTGAACCAGGGGCAGAGCCCAATTCCCGGAACTCCTTTATTTCCAACGCGTTCCCAACTGGTTCATCTGGTTCACCCCGATGAACCACTTTGAACCAGTGCCCCGCGAAAAGGGCGAACCAGGGGGCTGCAGACGCGAACCAGGAAAACGAGCCCCTTTTGCCGCTTGTCTCTGGTATCTTCGCTTCCGGCATGGGGGGAACCGCGCTTCCTCTTGCATCCTACCCCCTCCTCCACCATGCAGGGGGGAGTTGTGCGTTTCCTCCATGCCGAGTATTCTTCTCCCATGGCTGAGGAAAAACCCCCTCCTTCCCAACAACAGCAGAAGAAGGTCGCGGAACTGCGCACAGCGCTGATCGCCATTGAAAAGGCGATGGGCCGGAGCGTGAAGGAAATCAGCGAGAAATACCGCGTTTCTCCGGAGGGCGTGAAAAGGGCGCTGGAACTCGCGACGGAAACCGGCTTCATCGATCACTACCGGGCGTTGCTGTATGACAATCTCGCTCCCAAGGTCCTTGCCGTGTACGAAGCGCATCTGACCATGGGATCTTTAGAAGCGGCGCGGGATCTCGCGTTTGGCCTTGGGATTCTCCAGAAGAATGGGGATGCCCAGAAAGTAAAAGGCCGTATAATCGACACGTTGGACGCGTATCGAGCGGAACGGGCGCGGAAACTGCCCCCGTCTCGTCCAACGGAGGAGATCTCCGATGCTACGGTCATCCAATGATCTGACGAGCCAGCAGAATTTCACGATTCGAGTGCGAAAGCAGCCGGATGGCTCTTTCCACGCCACCACCCCGAACTACCCGAAACTTCCGGCAATCAAGGCTTCCTCAGAGCAACTCGCGGCAGCGCAGTTGGGAGACCAGCTGCATAAGCTCCACGCGGAAGGAAAGCTCTAATGGCGGGGCCACGGACGAAAATTAAAGTCCCATCAGTGCCAAAAGGCGGCTTCCGTCCGAAATCCCCGGAAGAATCCGCGATCGAACAGCTGACGCTGCCATTTATCGACATCGATCCAGCGCTGCTCCCCCCGGATAGCCCCTTGCTGAAGGCCGCGGCAGGAGCAGCGCCTCCAGTAGCCCCGCCGACCGTCAGCGCTGGCGCAGGCATTCCTCCAAAGCCTGAGGTATTCATTAAACCTGGGCGGAAGAGCATTGGGGCTGTTGGCGCACTCACGCTTGCGGGGCTTGGCGGCTACGGAGGCTATCAGCTTGGAAAGCTCGCTGGGCCTGCAGCCCCGCCCACCGCGGTCGAGCAGGCAGTTGAGCCGGTTGAGCCGCTCCCAACGCAGGCGAACCCCGCTGGCGGCTACGAAGGGACGTCAGCTGCGCAGGAGCGGGATCCGTGGGTCATGGAACGCGTGCAGAAAATGCTGGAGATCGCCTCGCAGATGGAGCAGCAACAGCAGGCATTTGCGCTGCAACAGGCGCTCGCGAACAGGTCGGCATTCCATGCGTATAAGGGTCAAGCGCGTTGAGGATCTGGTGGTCTTACAGATCAAGGATGACCCACAACGGTGCGGGAAGCGGGACCTGCAAATTGTTCTGAATAAGGAACAAGTCAAAGACCTTCTCGCCCAGCTGACGGTGGTGGCAGCAGCCTGATGGAAAAGAAGTGGATTGGGAAGGCGATTCAGCACCCAGGGGCGTTGCACCGTCAGCTGGGGATCCCGCATGGAGAGAAAATCCCCAAAGAAGCGCTGATGCGGGCTCTCCGCGGGGAATACGGGCCGCTCGCCGCGAAGAGAGCCAGGCTGGCAAAAACCCTGAAGAAGATCTCCCGATGAAAAAGCCTTTGCTGCCGAAGCCACGGGTCCTCCCTCAGCGTTTCGTGGAAAACGCCGCCCTGAAGAAGACGCTCCAGAAAGACTCCACGAAGAAACTGCGCTGATGACAGGGAGAGACCGGATTTCTTTCGAAGAAGCCATCAGCGAGCGGGCGCTCTTGCGCGTGAGGTTTGAGGAACTCGCCTTCCCGCAGAGGGTCGCGCTGAAGCTCATGTATGGCGTCCCGCTCTCCGCGCGGAACACCGACGAGAAAACCGGCTTCACGGAGATGGATTTGTGGCGGATCTTCCATGGCGCCTGCGATCGCGATGACCACGGCTTCATCACGAAGATCCATGACACCGGATTCCCGGAATACAGGCCCAAGGAATATCGGGAAGCGTGGCTGATTGTCGGACGAAGAGCTGGGAAAACCGATGCCTTCGCGGCGACGATCGTGGCCTATGAGGCGACCTGCGGCGGGCACGAGCGATTCCTGCGCCCCCGGCAACAAGGGATCTGCTTTCAAATCGCCCAGGATCTCCGGATGGCGCGGAACAGCCTGCATTTCGTGCGCGCTGTCCTGGAATCCTCGCCCCTCCTCGAAAAGGAGATGGTGCAGATCACGGCGGATCGGATTGACCTGAAAAACCGCTTCACGATCTCCTGCGTGCCGGCAACGTTGAAGAGCGTTCGTGGCTTCGCGTCTCCGGTCTCCGTCTTGGACGAAGTGGGCGTCTGGTATCAGGAAGCGGAAAGCGCGAATCCGGACTATGAAATTTACCGCGCGTTGAGCCCAGGGCAAGTCCAGTTCCCCGATCGCAAGATCGTAGGCATCTCCACTCCTTGGAACAAGGCGGGCCTCCTGTATCAGTATGCAGAGGCTGGCACTGAAGGATGGAAGCTCTACCACGACGCGCAACGCGAGCAATACCGTGAAGTCCTCGTGATCGTCGGCTCTACTGCGGTCATGGGGAATCCCCTCGTCACCAGGGAATTCCTCGTCAGGGAGCGGGAACGCGATGAACGCGCCTTTGAGCGCGAGATCCTCGCGGAGTTCCAGGATTCGATCTCCGGCTTCATTCCCACTGTGCTCGTGGAGCAGGCCCGCGATCACGACGTGTTCGAACGCCCGTACAACCCCAAGTGGACGTATTACCCCGCGATCGACCCCGCATTCCGCCGCGACGCCTTTGCGTTCACGATTGTGCACAATGAACAAGGAGTCGTTGTGCAGGATGCCGTGCGGCGATTCATCGCCCGTTCCGGAGAGGTCCTTTCTCCCGCGGCGATCCTGGATATCCTCGTGCCGCTGCTCTTGGAATACCGTTCCTCTGTGGTCTATTCCGATCAATACCACCTGGAATCCTTGGGCCAGCTTCTGAGGATGAGAGGAATTGAAATCATTCCTGTCACCTTCACGTCCAAGAGTAAGAGCCAGCTCTTCGGCAACCTCCAGCAGCTCTTCCTGCAGAAGAAGATCCGCCTTGTTGACGATGGAGAAACGATCCGAGAGCTGAAGAGCCTTGAACGCACGCTCACGGGAGGCGGTTCCGTCCAGATTTCCGCGCCGCAAGGGCTCCACGATGACATGGCCAGCGTCTTGGCGTTGGCGGTTTCCCAGGCCATGTTCGATGGAGATGGACGGATGCTTCAGGATGTGGCAGGATCCGCGAAGGAACCGACAGTGCATGAGCGCTGTCTGGAACAAGTCCAGCAGAAGTGGACGGGATTAGGGGCGCTCTCCGCATGGGATTAACCTCGAAGATCCGTGATATTCTTGGCTTCAGCGTGATCCTGGAGGAAATGCAGGCGGATCGACGAAGCATGCGGGAGCTGATCGGAGAAATCCTTCGCGTCTCGTCGCTCCAGGCGGAAACCTCCCTCCGGATGACGTCGGCGCTCGAGCGGATGGTGGGCGCTTATGAAACGGACGGGTCTCCTCCTGAAGGACGGCATATGACCGACGCCATGGAAGTGGTCATCCTGGAGCAGGCTGATGAACGGTGGCGAGGAAATTAACGAGCTAGCTGAGGAATCGCTCGGCATGCCGCTACCGGACGAGCTTTCCGAACAGCTCGATTACGAGGCGCTCGCCGCCGAGACGAAGGAAAAGCGTTCCCGCTGGCGAACAGAACGCCAGGTGCATGAACAGGAATGGTTCATCAACGCGGCGATGTTCCGCGGGAACCAGTACGTGGAATGGGACGACCGGTACAACCGGCTGACCGTGCCGAAGGCGCCACCGCATAGAGTGCGCCTGAAAATCAATCGTCTGCAAGCGAAGATCCGTGCCCGACTCTCGAAATTCCTCAAAAACCGGCCGAAGCCCTTCGTGGTTCCTGCCACGAACGAGTATGCGGACTACCAGAACGCGAAGGCCACACAGAAGGTCCTCGACTACCTGTGGCGAAAGCTGCGCCTGGAACACAAATACAAGGATGCCCTCCTGTGGGCCATGGTCGCCGGAAAAGGCTTCTGGTGGTTCCATTGGGACCCGACCGCCATCGCCAGAGTCGTCACCGAGGGAGAAGCTGGTCTGCCCGTGTATACGGATGAACCTCTTGGAGATCCTGCCATAGAGGTGGGCAGCCCGTTTGAGGTGCTCGTGGCAGATCCTGGCATCCCCGATATCGGGGATCAGCCTGAGATCATGAGGATCAAGATTCGGGATGTGGAGGAGATGCGGCAGCGCTACCCTCAGATTGCGGAGGATATCTCTGCCTCAAAGGGTGAAGAGAGCTATTTCACCTATGAACGCCAGATTGCCGGGCTGAATCCGTATTCCTACTCCACTGGAGGAAAGGAAGATCAGCAGGATTCTGTGCTCGTGACGGAGCATTTCCTGGCTCCGTGCGGGAAATACCCGAAAGGGCAATATCGGGTGCTCGTCGGGGACGTGGTGGCCAAGATTGAAAACCAACTGCCCTACGGCTTTGCCGATCTCCCCAATCCATTTCCGGTTGTTGAGTTCTTCGATATCAAGGTCGCCGGGCAGTACTGGTGCCCCACGGTCTGTGCGCAGCTCATCGACCTGCAAAAAGAATACAACCTCATGCGGTCGAAGCTGGCGGAGAACCTCCGGCTGATGGCGCACCCGAAGATCATTGTTGCCAAGCAGCATCAGCTGCCGAAGAGCAGCTGGACGTCGGAGGCGGGCGAAATCATCGAATACGTGGCGATTCCGAACCTGCCGCCTCCGCAGCCCTGGGTCCCCCCGAACGTGGCGGCAGACCTCTGGCGCAATGTCGAGCTGCTGCAGAAGGAATTCGACGACGTCACGCAGATCTTTCCGGCTTCAGAGGGGAAAGTCGGAACCGCCACGAGCGGGTTCCAGACGAATCTCCTGCAGGAAGCCACGGATTCCGTTCACGCGCCAGACATTCGCCAGGCAGAGATCACCGTTGAAGAGGCTGCCTTCAAGCTGCGGAGGATGGCCAAGCTCGGCTATGACGTGCCGCGCCTGATTTCCGCCACGGGGAAGGACTACGCGGCAGAGGTCTTTGAGTTCGTCAACGATCAGATTGATGAAATGGCTGATGTCATCGTGGAGGTGGGCAGCGCCCTCCCCACGCTGAAAGCCGCGAAGCAAGACGCGGTGATGAATCTCTTCAAGGTTGGGATGCTTGGGGATCCGGCGGATCCGGCCGTGAGGGCGCGAGGAATGAGCCTCCTGGAGATGGGTTCTCTGGAAGAAGGCTTTAACTTCGCGAAGACGGATGAAAACCAAGCTCGAATGGAAAACAAGACTCTCGGCACGGGTGCGCCGATTGACGTCCCGCACTTCTGGGAAAACCACCAGATCCACTACGACGTCCATACGAACATCCTGAAGAGCCCGGAGTCGCAAGCGTGGCCCCCGGAAATCCGGCGGGCCCTGGTCGCGCACACAATTCTGCATGCGCGATTCATCAACCCCCAGTCTGCGATGCAGGTCGCGATGGAGGAAGGCATTCAAGAGGTGGTCCCAGCCATTCAGGCGATGCTCCCACCGCCGATGCCTCAAATGCCCGGAGGACCGCCGCAAGGGCCTCCTCCGCCTCCTCCCGGCCCGCCTCCTCCTGACCAAGGGGGACCACAAGGACCACCCGTATGAGCGACACATTTGACAGTGGCAGCGGCGGAGCACCGGCAGCTGATCAGGGAACACCGGCACAGCCGACTTCCCCCGGCACCGTCCCGGCAGGCTCTTCCACGCCGAGTGGCGATTTCCTGGAGATCAAGTGGAACAACCGTGTGGAACGGCTTCCCCGCGATCGGGCAGTGGAATTCGCCCAAAAAGGGTATGACTATACCCAGAAAATGCAGGAATTGGCGCGGCAACGACAGGAATTCGAATCGACCCGCCAGCAGTACGACCGCGCCCTGGGCGAGGTCCGAGGCTTCCTGCAGGACCCTGGGAAAGTGGAGCAGTACCTCCATGCCCTTCGACAGCAGACAGGACAGGCGATTCAAGCCGCGCAGCAACCCGGAGCGACTGAGGACGAACTCATCACCGCGAGGGAGATGCAGGCGCAGCTCCAGCAAGCGCTGGCCCAACAGGGGCAGTACACGCAGCAGCAAATCTCTGCGATGCGCGCCCAGTTCGAGATTGATCAGCTCGCCTCCCGGTATACGGGGGAACTCGATTCCCACATCAAAGGCTTGACGGAGCAGTTCGCGGAATTGAAAGCCATTCCACGGATTCAGCAGATCCTCAAGGAAGAGGTGGCGGAAATGGGGCCCCGGACCATCGAAGAGGCGAAGACCTTCATGATCGATGTGGCCAAGCAGCATGCGGGTGAAGTGCGGAACTTCATCATGGCGCAGCGCAAGCAGCAAGCCACGGCCGGATCGCCGCTCTCCAACGGCATCGAACCTCCGGCGGGGGCAGCCCCCATGCCGCCCGCGTCCGGGAATTTCAAGTCCGTCAATGAACCGGGATTCAAGGATAGTGTGCTCAATGACTTCCTCCGGATCTCGGAGAGGATGGGCAATCGAGGGTAAGGACCATGGCGTTGAATATTGCAGCGGCCTCAGAGATCCTGAAGGTCCGCTACATCGGAACCATTCGTGAGCAGCTGAACAATGCAACCGTGCTGCTCGCGAAGATCGGGCGCCAGGACCAGATGGTCTCTGGCAAAGACTTCACCGTTCCGCTTCACACGGGGCGGAATACCAGCGCTGGTACGGGCCTGAGCGACGGCGGCACGCTGCCGACCGCCGGACAGCAAACGTACCAGACCACGATCGTCCCGAATAAGTATCTGTATGGGTCGATCCAGGTCACGGGGCCGACAATTGCCGCGACTCGCGACAACGCGGGCGCGTTCGTCGAGGCGCTGAACTCGGAAGTGGACGGGCTCATGCGCGACTTCAAGCGCGATATGAACCGTCAGCTGAACGGCAATGGCACCGGCTGGCTCGCGTATCTCTCGGCCTCGATTGACACGGCCGTGGGTTCGAGCGTGTCCAGCCGCGTGGACGATGGCATTGGCAATCCGTTCGTGCATCTGCCGACCACGGCCCTCTCCGTGGACGTGCTCGATGCGACAACCGCGACCACACAGGGCACGTTCAGTGTGACCTTGGGCGCGGCCGACAGCACCTCCTACGCCATCACCAGCTCGTCGGTGACCGTGGCGATCAGCGGCTCCGGCGACGGGGACATGCTCATTCGTGCAGGCTCGATGGGCCTGGAAATGATGGGCATCGAGGGGATCATCGACGACGGCAACCCGCACCCCAGCGTCAACGCCACGGGGCTGCAGGGCTTGGCTGTTGCCTCACATCCCTACTGGAAGGCGCAAGTGGTGGGTAGCTATTCGTCGCCTGCCGCGCTGGCCTTCGAAGACCTCCAGCAGGTCATCGACCAGATCGCGACCACGAGCGACTACAGTGAATCCGACATCGGGTTCATCTTCTCGAACTACGCGTGCCGCCGGGCGTACTACAAGCTCTGCATTGCAGAGCGGCGCCACGTGAACACCATGGAACTCGACGGCGGCTTCAAGGCCGTGGACTTCAATGGGATCGGCTGGGTCGTGGACTCGCAGGCGAAGCGGGAGTCGATCTTCTTCATCGTGCCGGATACGATGAAGATCTTCCGAACTTCAGACTTCGACTGGATGGACAAGGATGGCTCGTATCTCAGCCGCGTCGCGAACAAGGACGCGTATGAGGCCGTGCTCTTCCACTATGGCAACCTGGCGTGCCTGAGCCGCAACGGCAACGGCATCCTCAAGGGCGTCATCGAGGCGTAAGACCATGGCTTGCAAGAAAAAGGGTAAGAAGTAGGCAGGCGCTCAGGGTGGGGGCGGGTTCGTCCCCACCTGTTTTCCAAAGGAACCACTGATCATGGCTACACGATTCATTCACTCGTTCGTAGACGTCCCTGACGGGCTGGGCAATGCCGCGGGCTTTGCCGTGGACACCGACGGGGCGCTGAAAATCAACCGCGGAGAGGACGCGAAGGGGTCGCTCAGCGCGGATCCTGGGAAGGAAGCGGTTCCGGTCAACCGGGTGGTGGCGATTGCCGCCTCCGCGACGACGCACACGGCAACGCCTGCCGATAGCGGGGCGCTGTTCGCGTTCAGCAGCTCAACATCGCAGACCTTGGTGCTGCCGCTAGCGGCAACTGCTGGCAAAGGCTATGAGGTCACGGCCGTGGTGGGCGTGCTCACCTCTTCGGGTGGGCACACCGTTCGTCCGAATGCTTCGGACACCATCCTCTTCACCAGCGCGGCAGCGTCGAGTGCGATGCAGTGCTCGGCGGCATCCGACGTCTTGGGCGACTCCCTCACTGTCCGGTCGAACGGCTCAACCACGTGGTATATCGCGGGGAAAGTCGGGACCTGGGCGGCGATCGCCTAAGCCCATGCAAATCCCGGCATGGTTTTCAACGCAGCTGGCCGTGGAATCGGACGGCCGACTCCGCGTACGGTGGAGCGAGAAAACCCACCGGTTTCAGGTGGAATCCCGGTCGGGAAGGGCGATCATCCCTTCCCGGCCGATTTCGCCGCTTGACGATGAAGCCATCCGCGCGCGGGACGGCTTTAATCTCGTCCTCGAAGTAACCCCGGGCGACCATACGGATTGCCCGAAATGCGGGGAGGAAGTCCGGCTCATTCCGCGGAGGATCGGGGATGTTCGCTGCCCCCGGTGTTCCGCGTCTTTCCGGGCCTGTTTCTTCCCTCTTTCTGAGGATCTCCTCCTCTACCTGCGGTATAGTGATCCTGATCGGGGCGGAATTGAACGGGTCTTCCGGGATGCAGACCTGGAAACCGAACGTCTCGAAGCGCGAATGCGGCGCGAACGGCACAATCGGACTGAGGATATCTGGAAGGACGACTGGAACAAGGTCGTCGGGATTCCCTCAGTCGGGTATGCGGGACGGAGGCCAGCTCTCCCCGCGGGAAGGTAGGGATCGATGCATAAGACCTTGTATGCGAGTGCAGCCCGGACCACAGGCCTGCATACCAGCGCAGAAATCTCGGCGGCTGGGTTCTCCGGGGCAAAGTTTTATCTGGTCGTTCCGGCCGCAGCGACCGGCACCGTGCAGCCCAGGATTCAAAGCTACGACAAGACCGGGAGCGCCTGGGTAGACGTTCCGGGGGCGATTTACGCCGCGACCGGGACGAGCGCTGGAGCCGTCTTGGTCGTCCATCCGGCGATCACCTCCACGGTGAACGCGGCTGTTCCCACGGTCTTGGGTGATACCCTCCGGGCGATCAGCACGGTCGCCACGACCACGGTGACCTTCTCTCTTGGCGTCGATCTCATCAGATAGGAGTGGCTGAACCATGGCACTGACGTTCCTCAATCAGGCTGACACGATTGCCCTGAAGGCACTCCTGAACACCACGGCAGGGCAGGATCTGTATCTCAAGCTCTACACCAATGCCGTGACGATCGACCAGGCCAAAACCGAGGCGGACTTCACGGAAGCCACCGGCGGCGGGTATACGCACAAGTCCATCGCCGGCGGGACGTGGTCCTACAGCGAAGGGGCGACGACCGTGGCTCCCTGCACCGCCTCCTACACGACGCAAACCTGGACGTTCACGGGGGCGCTGAGCGGCACCGCGACCATTCGCGGGTATTACCTGACGCAGCAGAGCAGCGGGAAGGCGTTGTGGGCGGAAGCGGCCTCGTCGCCGTTCACCCCGGCCAATAACGGCGATACGTTTTCGGTCACCCTGAACATCACGGCGAACAACGCGGCGTAGGCCCATGGCCCTGCTGTTCATGGACGGGTTCGACCATTACGGGTCGGCCACGGATCTGCTAACGAATTGGACATCGAAGTCGTCGGGGGGGCTGACGCTCGGCGGCAGCTACGCCCGATCCGGGGCCCAGGGGCTGTTCTGCAACGGCACCGGCTATGTCACGAAAACGCTGAGCCCCTCGACGACGGCCAGCGGCGTTGCCGGCATGGCCCTTCGTCGATCCGGGCCGATGTACACGTTCTTCCGGGTGGAGAATGGGGACGGGTCGCAGCTGCTCCTGACGTTCAACGGATCGTATCAGATCGAACTCAGGCGCGGCGGGGTCAGCCCGACGTTGCTGGCCACCTCGACGCTCGCGCTCAACGACGCGACATGGTATTACATTGAGTGTAAGTGGACGATTGCGAATGCTGGGGGCACAGCAGAGGTCCGGGTCAACGGGGATACGTGGATCACCTACACGGGGGATACGCAGCAGCAGTCAGCGGCGACGTGGAACCTGATCTTCATGGGGTCGCTGGTCAGCAACAACGACTGCTCCCTCGATGACGTGTATATCCTGGATCAAACCGCGGAGAGCGCCGGGCCGGCGAACAACACCTTCCTGGGCCCCGTGAAAGTCGTGTATCTCACGCCGACCAGTGATGGGACGTACACGGAGTGGGCGTGTTCCACGGGGTCCACCACGTATACCTTGGTGGATGACAGCGATCCGGACACGGATGCCACAGATTATGTGGCGTCGTCAACGGTGGGGTCCACGGTGACCTGCGGACTCGGGGATCTCCCGACCGGGGTGACCACGGTGTATGGGGTGCAGCTGCTGGCGTCGCTGTCGCGCTCGGATGCCGGCGCCCGATCGGTGACCGGCGCCCTCTACACGAGCGCGACCCTCTACACCAACGCGAGTCCCGTCACCCCATCCGACACTTCGTATACCTATGGGCGGTGGGTGTATGCCGCCAACCCGGCGACGTCGTCGACATGGGCCACCAGTGCCGTGGATGGCCTGGAGGTCGGAGTCAAGGTGACCGCCTAGAGGGACCCCGGTGGCCGACGCCCGTCTGTCGCAGCTCGGCCTTGAAGCTCTCACCCAGAATACCGCCTCGGCGCTCCGGTTGGCGCAGCTGGGGGCGGAAAGCCTCGTCCAAAACTCCGGGGCGGACCTGCGCCTGGCGCAGCTGGGCCTGGAAGTGCTGGTTCCATTCAACGGATCCGTGGATATGGGCGGATCCGGGGGTTGGACGATCACGGGAGCGGGGACTGCAGCGGGGACGAGCGCAGGATCCGCGGTTGGCGAAGGCGGATGGTGGATTGAAGGTGCCGGATCG